ACTTTGTTCGTTTATTTGAGTTTTTCTTCTAGCTTCCCTAGCACATTTCTGACAACCACTACCCGAATATAAGTGAGCGTCTGGTGTTTGCTCAAATATTTCATGAATAGGACATATTATCTTTATTTTGGTTCTACAGTTTTCATAAAGGACTAAGTCATAATTATACTTATTGTTATGTTTAATTTCCGATTTAAGTATAAAGTCTTTACTTTTTTTACTTTTTCTGTTTAAAGCATTTAATTCTTTTATAATTGACTTTTCTTTTGATTTACAATTCTTATTACAAAACTTTCTATCAGGTCTACCATATTTTATTTCCTTACCACAGTATCTATAATTACAATCCATAAATTATCTATTAAATTCAAAAAGTGGAAAAGGCAAAATTTACAACATATTTGAAGTAAAATGGGTTAGAGGTAAAACCATGAAAAATATATAAAGTACAAAAAATAATTAAAAAAATATGCCACTACCACATTTTACACAAGTGACAAATGCCGGATCACCGGGTGGACCAGGAACTCTACCTGATGAAGTAGCTTACCTAAACCTGTTTGAGATAACTTTTATCTTACCAGTTATCCTACAAGCACAGGGAAGAGACCCTATCTTATTGCTACAAAACGCAACTAAAATCGACTTGAACTTAACTGAATTCGACGTTGCAGAAAAAACTCAGAGATTTAAATACTCTACAAGATTATTCATGGCTCCTCCCACAAAAACGGATGTAGCATTTTCTATTCCAATGCAAGTAAACGTGAATCAAGCTGGTTCTATGGAGACTTGGAATACAATGAAAGCATGGTATGATTTAGTATTTAACTCTCAAAATGGTGCACTTCACTATAAATCTGACATCATCGGAACAGTTATTGTTAACCAACATGATAAAAAAGGTGTAGTTTTAAGAAGAGTAACTTTCCAAAACGTACAATTAAAGAAAATTGCTGGATACTCTTTAGACTGGAGCTCTAACGCTATTATTGAAAACGTTGCATTAGACTTCGTAGCTGACTACTTTATTGATGAATATATCGACCAAAGTTTCAGAATCGAACCACCATTGGTTTCTGGATATTAATAATAATAATACAAATAAAAAACCCATCAAAAATTTTGATGGGTTTTTTTGTTTTATAATGTTTGTAATTAGAAGCTTGGCATACTAAAGTTTCCAAGATTAGGAGTACTCATATTTTTCATCATACCATCGTAGTTTGGCATTCCTTTAGATTGCTCACCTTCTTGTTTCTTACGAGAGTTATCTTCTTCCTCGGCAAGTTCATTAACAAGTTTGATGTTCTCTTCTAATAAAAAGAATGGCCACATATCAATTGCAGATTCTTGTAATCTCCAGTGTTTTTGAAGTAATAACTTATTCTTTAATATATGCGTCAAAGGCATCTGGAACAACGAAAATACCTGCGGCTCCGTTGGGAAATTGCATATCTGTGCGGACCTCCTCACCGCACTCACAAGTTGATTTTAATTCAGAAATACCAATAGTCATCTTTCCAACAGCTGCATTAAGGAACTGGAAAGAAATATCATCCATTTCTTCAAACTCTTTTACTTTTGACTTAACACCATCAATAGTAATTGAAGTTCTTCCAGCCATTAAGAAAGGAATAATTTTCAAAAAGGCTAAGTTTGGAGTTTTCTTATCTTGATTTTCTCGAATGATATAATCAGTGAAAGATTTTTGAAGTCCGATATTTGGTGGAGTCAAATCAAAGAATTTACCATTTATAGTTTTAAACTGATATGTTTTTGTTCCGATATTAAAATATTTTTCTAATTTCTCATCCATTTCATGGAAAACAAAGTTATTTCTTACTAATTCAACTTTCAACTCCTGACCACAACCACACTTAACAGTAACAGCTAACGCATTTCCTTGTTGGAATGTCAACTCTCTAATTAAGAAAATTAAAAATAATCTGTCTTGGTCTTTAATCTCTAAATAAGAACCTATTTTCCCATCAGGATATTTAATACGAACACATGCTTGAAGCATATCATTCATTTTTTCAACAATATCATAGAAATTATTATCATCTACCATTGCATAAGATTGAATTTCTCTAACTTGTGCTGGTCGAACCATAAATAGTGTTCCTGTAGGATAGAATTGACCACAAGGCAACTCTCTGATATCCATATTGAAATATTGTAAGTCACTCGTTCTATTCACCTGTGGGTTCTCCACAAAAGGAATATCACCAGAAGCTTCTTTTTGACCTTGATCCAAGTCTTGTAAATGTCTTTTTAGGTAATCCTCTTCCGACATTTCATTATTTTTATTTGACATATAATTTAGATTATTTTTTTTATATATTACATATATTATCTCCTCTATTATAATCTAAATTCACTAAAAAGTTTGATTTAAATAAAAAAACCCTCAACTTTTTAGGTCGAGGGTTTTTAAATTATTTTTCTTAAAGATTATCCGTTGATGAATCCACCAGCTGCGATAGCTCCTGTTCTAAGAATTGTTACATTGTTTACGATGATACCCATACCTTTAATCGGTTCAACATATGTATCAAGAACACCAATTTGGTTGTCAATAATCTCAGGAGTGTTGTTTTCCTCATCCATTTTATTGAAGTAGTTATATAAACCATTCTTACTTACATAAGTTTCACAGATAACATCTGCTCTTAATTTAATATCTGATCTGATATCAGCTGTGTTAAATTTCCATTGGAAGTCTAACAACATTCTTGATAATTCTCTTTCAAGTTCGATTAGAACTTCTCTTACGTGAATGTAAGAAAGAGCTGACTTAACAAGTGTTTGAGCTGTGTTCTCAGTTTCGATAATGAATCCTCTATTTCTTTTGAATACTAGTGGATTAATTTGTGCTTGATTTAAATATTCGATATCCTCTGGTGTGAAATCTTGTTCAATTGAATTGATTCCAGTAATTCTACCATTTGTAACACCCGCCGCGATTGTCCAAGGAGTAACATTTCCAACATTTGAAATATGTTTAGCCATATAAGTAGTCGCAACAAATGGTGCTGGTGGATGGTCCAATGGTCTACCATTATCATTAATGTTTACATAAGGGAAGAAATAACCCACACAAGTTGTTCCTGCTCCATCTCCAAATGAGTAAAGGAATGCTGGATTACTTTCAGGGTCACCACCTTTAGAAACATATTCCATTTGTAACACACCCTCTGTGTTTACGAATGTTGGTGAAGAAGAGTTTTTAAACATTCTCGCAGATGGCATATTAATGAATCCAAATGCGTCTAATCTATCACCACAGATATCAAGTAATTGTTGTTTACTCTTTTCTGCAAGACCTAAACCAAATGCGTCAACTAAATATCTAAAGTCAATTGCTTCTTTGTTAGTCAATGATTTAAACAATGGAGTTCCTTTAGCAACTAAGTTCAAAACAGAGTTTTGTCTAGCTTCAGTTCCATCAGGTAAAGAAGCATTTCTGATTCTAAATCCTTTAAGAGAAAGAACCTTATAAGTCGTAGCATATTGATCAACAGTTGAGTATCTTTGTGTTTGAAGTTGTCCTCCAGAGAATCTTGTAGCGATTCTTGAATCACAAGTAACTTCAGTTAAAGAAGCATCACCAGAGTATTGTCTTTTAGACAAGATTCTTGTAAGTTTTCTTGGATATTGACCAGTTTGTAATGTGGTAGCATCGTAGTAAGCTTCTAAGAAATCACCAACTTTTACTTCTGAATATCTAGATCCGTTAATCAAAACTTTATTTGGAACTTGAACATATCCAGATGGAATTTCAATCTCTACTGTTTGTTTGAAATTTGATTTTTCAGATTTAACATAGAAAGTGTTGTTTGCTAAAGCCGCAACATCAACGTCAGTTGCTAAATCAGAATCTTTAAATTCAACATATAATGTAGCATCATTATCTACATACATTCTCAAATAATGTCTAACAAGATAATCATACATTCTTGATACCTCTGTAAGTGACTCATAAACAACTTCTTCAGCTACTGTGTAAGCGTAATACTCAGAAGCACCTGTACCATTACCATATCCTAAAAGACCAGCGATTTGTTGTGGAGTTTTACCATTAAAAGCAGTTACTTCATTACTATTAATTGTAAACGAACCAGTATTTAATGTAGAATCAGGGAAATAAACTTGTTCAAATGTCGCTAAGTTAATTTCAAGATCCCAGAATGCAACATCTGATCTGAAAATGATATAATCATAACCAGCCCAAGATTGAGTGTTTCCACCATTTGTTGCTTCTTCACCATCTACGAATAAAACATCAACTGTTGTATTAAGTAAATTTGGATTACTAGCTGATGCTCCAGATGCGTCTAAGAATAATCTATTACTAAAGAAGTAATCTTTTGTATTAATTTGACCATCGTAGTTTTTAGTGTAGAATGTTGAGTATTTACCAACAACACCAATAGAATCACTGTTATTATTGATATCAGCCATATCTGATTTAGTCTGAACACCCTCAGAACCTAAGATAAATTCATTATCTTCAGTATAGATTACTAAATAACCATTTAAGATATGATATAACTGAGCTGTTGTCAATCCAGTAGTTAAGTTAAATGATTTATTTAAAACCGAACTTTGAACAATATTAGAAATTGTAATATTTTCAAAACTGTATTTTTCATATGTAACTGGATTTAATACCAATGACATTCTATTTCTGTTAGGACTATCAATTAGATTAACCAATCTGTTAAACATTTTGAATTTTCTCCATTGTTTGTAATTTGTAACAGATGGTGTATCATTTGTTCCAGGGAATTCAATTTTAATTACACCAGATCCAACAGTAACTTCAGAAATGTAGTAATCACTAGTTGAGAAAGTTCCAAATTCATGTTCAATATATCCAGTAGTTTCAACTGTTACATCTTCAACTGAGAAAGATAAAGGAGAAACGAAAGACTGAGAAGCAACTCCTAAGTCAATATATCCTAAAACGATATCAGTAGCACCAACCGCTGGATTAACACCAACAGACAAACTATTAACAACAGAAATCTCTCCAGTTGTATCTAAAACAAAAGCTGATGAGTAAGTTGCTAGAGTTGCACTAAAAGGATAACTTCCAGCATTCATAATTAAAGTAGCAGTTGCTGCGATAGGAATAAGAGTATCACCAATCACACCATATGCACCTGGACCAGCTCCGTATGTCACACTAATAGATGTTGTAGCTGTAACGATAGCAGGATTAGATGAAACTAAATTCACGTTGTAAACCGAACCTTCACCAAACCAAGCTGTTCTTTCAGCCTTTTCAACTAAACCAGTAGTCAATAGTGTTTCCGAAAACTCATTACCACTACCCAAGTCAAATCCATAAGCGTGATCGGCCTGTGAATGATACGAGTAAGAACCATATGATGGACCTAAATCACCTAACATCGCAGTTACGTTACCAGGTAAGTCAAGAGGTGTTGAAACAATCTTAACATCTTCAGTAATTGTTTCTTTATATGATAAGAAGTTAATTTCATTTTCACCACCATCAGCAATTGTATTACCCAATAAGTCTAATACACCATTGTAGTAATCAGTTTCAACTACATCATTGTTAAATGCACAGAACACACCTGTTCTATCAGTATCTCTGTTAATAGTAGTTTCAATAAAAATATTTCTACCGTTAAGGTCTCTAAAATATGGGATTAATGACAATCCTTCGTAGTATGCTAATGTTGTAATATTTCTATCATCTGCAAAGTTTCTAACTTGAGCTTTTCTAAGACCAGATGCACTAAAGTAATTACTCCATCTTGGGTCAATTGCTAACTCTTGATAATTAGACCAATCACCTGCGATAATAACAACATCAACAAGATAATCAGAAGCGTAATCTAAAGCGTTTACATATGAAGGTAATTTCTCAATAGAACCATAATATTCTAAAAGAGTTCTGTCAAAACCAGTTAAAGTAGACTTAAAGATGAAAACAGAAACATATCTATCCGAAAGGTTAGTAATATTAAATGCTCTCTCAGAATAACCTGATGAATTTTTAGTAAGATTAATAAAAGAATCAGTGTCTCTTTTCCAGAAACCTGTAGTATCAAAGAATCTTCTATAAGGACCCTCTCTTTCAATATCATTACTTGAAGCTGCAGAAGATGATAGAGATTGATACTCAATAACATCTAATGTATCATCAGTTACTAAAAGGTTCATAGCGAAAACTGGAGCAGTTTCCACCATTTTAGAAACTGTTCTATGAAAGAATGAACCCTTTCTTTCTAATCCTCTATCTAATTGTCCGAAAATAGACTCCAACTCACTAGTTGTAGTTATTCTAATCGGCGTATTAACAGGCCCTTTTCTTGAAACACCAATAACAAGGTTTGTAATACCTTCAACTACTGGGCTTGTGATTACAGACTTGTCAAACTCTTCTAAGAAGATTCCTGGTCTCTTGTATTTTCCAATTTGAATTGCCATATTTTTTATATT